TGTTAAATTGTTCTAGAACAGCAGTTACTTTACTAATCTTCTCTTTCCTGTCCTGTGAGATCTCTTTGTCTTCTAGAAGCAGATTAGAAAACCTTTTCTTGAGCTGGCCAACTTCTTCATTCACAAAAACTTTAAGTCCAAGTCCATTGTCGGAAAAAGAAGTAATATAATTGGTCAAAAGATTTTTTTGATTTTCTTTAAGAGAGTTTTTATAAGTGTCATTAAATTTATTAACGAAAGTTTTATAAGTTAAATTGTCTATGTGTTTCATTTCTTTAACATTACTCTCGGAAGGAATCAGTAAAGACTTAACTTTTGTCTCAACAATAAGACGAGTTTTTGCACTTGCTTTGTTGTTTTGAAACCACGCACCAACTGTGGCAATATCTTTGTAATTTGGAACAAAGTTGTTGAACACTCCCATACCCAGCTCTTGATTGATTTGTGAAATGATTTTTGTTTGAGAATTAAAGACTGCCTTTCTATCAATAGAATCATAATCTTTTCTAGTCTCGATTAAAAAGCGCTCGGTAAACTCTTTTGTCATTTTGTCTTTGTTTTCAAGGATAGACCTATAGAGAATCAATTCTTCACTCATGAGTGTTCCTTTTGCAAAATTTTCTTTTATAATTTTTAAAATCTTTTGCTTTCTTTGGTCTTGCTTCCTTACAACAGCCTTGGTCAATTCCTTTACTAATGACTCGTAAAGAAAAGCGGTGTTTCTTTTCTTATTATGCTTCATTCTTCTTTGCCTTCTTTAATAGTCCCTCTATCAGGGTATCAACTTGTTTTGATGTAGTAAATAGTTTCTCTTCTTCAATGTCGTCAATGCTTTTACTCTCGTAGACACCACGAGCTAAAGAGTCCAATCCACCAAATCCAACTTTGCCCGGAAAGATACTTCTGTCCGTGTTTCCATACTCTCCAGTTGCTTGATTTTTAAATTGCTTTTTAAAAGCCCCTTTTGAGTAGGAAGTTTGATGACGCTTGTATTTACCTCGTTTATATTTTGGCTCGTCATCTCTTTTGGCGGGTGGTTCAGCCAAGAGGATATCATCAGTTTCATCACCCCCTTCGGCACCGGGGCTCTCGTCCCCAGCAGCCTCGCCTCCGGCATCACCACCCAATTCTAATTCATCTCCACCAGCGGCCTCAGGACCGCCTCCAGCGTCTTCTCCACCTTCGAGGTCACCAAGACCACCAGCGTCACCTCCGGCAGCTTCAGGGGCCTGTCCAGCGGCCTCTAAACTAGCAGCAAATTTCTTGTCAAAGAACATCTCTCTTTGCATACGAACAAATTCGTCATCAGAAATGCTGAGAAGGTTTTCTGCGATCCATCGTCTGGAGAAATATCCCTCTGTTGCATTTGCTGCAACAGAAAATTTCTTTTCCCAATGTTCAAGCTCTTGAAGCTCCGCAATCTTTGATGGATTGTTGAGGCCTAGTTTAAATGAAAGAAGATCATCATTACGAAATCCCATGGTAAACAGGTGAATGATCCCAATCTTCTCAAGTTCAGCGATAACAACTCTCTGCAGTCTTTGAATCGTTCTAGCAAAGCGGATGTCCTTTTGAGCCAAAGTGGTCTTATCTTCTGTTGCACCTTCTCCCATTGTAAGGTAGGATTGTGGGATCTTAAGAGCAGAGAACAATTTGTCTCGTAAATACTTAACATCTTCAATTGTTGCTGTCATAGCTCCACCGGGAAGATTCTGAATGTCTGTGTTTGAAGTTCCACGAATTGGAATATAATAATCTTCTTCGATCGATAAAGGATTGTATCTCAGATCAAGTCGACCGGTTGTCGGGTCAACAACTTGATGTCGCTTCATTTGTGTCATGACTTTCTGCATGTACTGTTCAACATCTTGTGGTGGAATATTTCCAACGTCAATCTTAAAAACTCGTCTCTCGGGAGCCCGAACAATGCGATAAGCCATCATAGCATCTTCAAGCAAAGTAAGTTGTCTCCAGATTCTTCTCGCAGGCTCTAAGACAGATGTTCCATAAGGAGCATGCTTGTCGTTGCCCAGAACTCTAAAATGAGCCATCTGCCAGTTTTCCAAAGTCATTCCGCCGGAGTTCCATTGAAACTGTACATAGTTTGGATTAGTGTCGTCTTCTCCTTCGAGTCTTTCTACTTCTTGAGGCGGCAATCCAATACAGGCTCTGATTCCTAGAGCCTCTTCAATGTCTAAGTAAAGAAAAAGATCTCCGTATTTGCACATTGTTCTACACCAACCAAATAGGTTATGCTCAATATTTAAAACATTATGATAGAGATTTTCTAAAATTGTTTTGATCTCGTCGTTTGGACATTTGATTCTTAACATTGGCTGCAATGAAGAATGAGTTGTCATCTCATCAGCATAGATATCTAGAGAAGAGGCGCACTCAGGTGTGTACTCCATTTGATCAAAATCCACATAACGCTCTGCCCTGTTCCTGTTAGATATCATATTAACCGTCATGATATTCATGGGGTTATATTCCGTCTTTTTGAATTGCTTTCCAGAAGCAGAAGTAAACCTAGAAGAATACGTGTCTAAGTGTCTTCTTCTTAATTGACGACCCTGTTGGGTTCTTCTTTGAGTTATGGGTCCGGAGAATAATTTAGTTAAAGAGCGAAATAGACCATTCTCAGGATTATAGGGATTTCTTCCCAAGTTTTTATTTTTTTTAGCCATTTATTATCCTTTAAAAATCCATGCGAACTTTGTTGCATTATTTATCTCTTCTCTATATTTAGTTTTGAAATCGTCTTTATACCCTTCTTGTCCTTTGATAGTTGTGTTCATAACACTCTTTTTCATATACATTCCATCAATCATTGCTTTCTTATATTCTATATCGGCTTTTGAGACTTCTAAAGCGGTGTCTCGCACCCAACACATTATCGCCAAGCACATAACAATGTCATCATGATAAGATCTCATGGCCTCTGGTTTGCCATTGTTCCAAATAAAAGTTCTGAACTCATCAAATGCTCTAGATGATGGTATTTTAACAATCTTATTACGAATAAACTCTTCGAGTTTTGCCACAATCAGAGGGCGGGTTTTTGTAGAAGTTGTAAATCCGCCAATAGCATTTTGCATGAACTCTCCCTGAGCTGCGTCAACAAACTCATGTGTGCCCTTTACAGAGTAGTAGAGGTTTTGATAGCCTAGGTCCTTAAGTTTTTCGAAAACAGAGATTCCAATTCCATTGTTCTCGACCACAAGAAGACAGCCGCCATACTCCATTCCTGCTGAATAAAGCATTTGAGAATACATGTCGAGAGAAGGCTTGCCCTGATATTCAGCAACTATCTCCATCTTGTTAACATTAAGGACGTGATAAACCGAGTTGTCTGCTCCATCACCACGAGCCACATCAGCAACCAACAAATAAGCGTTGCCCTCTTGATATTTTTCCCATATCCAAAAGTTTCTATCATAACCTGTTCTATAGATCGGCTCTTTAATCTCACTTTGAAGCCAAGCAATGTCATCAGCGTGAATCACTGTGTCACCAGAAGTATTGAAATTGCATTCAAGCTCCTGTGCTATTTGGCGGCGAGACATGTTCTTTGTTTCTTTTGCGAACCACTCGTTGTCTCTGTCGGGATGCACATCCCATGGCAGATTAACAGGCTTGAAGTCTGAGTCTCCATTGTCTGCTGCTACGTAAGTCTTGTGAAACCAGTTTCCAACACCATTTGGAGTTGAGAGAGCGATACATCGACCACCAGTAGATAGTGTGGGATAAAGGCCGGTCCAGAGGTCATCTAGCCCATCAATGTGTGCGGCCTCGTCAATAACAAGAAGAGACAAGGCTTCCGAACGACCAGCATCACCAGAAGTCGAAGCTGCTTTGATCTGAGATCCGTTTGAGAGTTCGAATTGAGTTCTGTTGTCCACCTTGATCTTGGCAACCTTCATCCACTCTGGAAGGTACTGAATGATGTTTTTGACTTTCTTTACAAGGTTTGCTGCCGTCTGGAACTTGGTTGCGATAACCAAAATGTTCTTGTCTCGATGAAACAACATAAACCAAACACAATAAGCAGCCGATATTGTTGAGATACCAAGCTGCCTTGCCTTGAGGATCACTGTAAAGCGAAAATCGTTAAAGTCATCAATCAAATCATTTTGATAAGGATAGGTTTTAAACGGAATGAGTCCGTGCATTGGATGAGAAATTCGACAATAGTTATTTATGAAGTACTTCGGGTCTTTCCCGGACTTCACAATTTCTTTTATTATCTCTTTCTTGGATAGTGAAAATCCCATATCATTTTATTATTTCTTGCTGCGTTTTACTATTCGACGCTTTTTGGATTCTTTATAGAGTCCAACATTAGGTTTTGGAAGAGCTAATTCCGATGATCCGGGTGCTATTGGCTCAATATCAGCCCTGTATTGTAACATTGTTTGCATGAGTCTTTTAGATTTAACATGTTTTAGAATTTCTTCTTGTGGCATATCAGCTAGCATTTTTGCATATGCGCTTAAATCCACTTCAAAGCTTGGTGTGTACGAGCTTGTTGGAATTTCTTTATGCGGTACACCCAATTCTTTGTAATATTCTCCACCACTACGAGTGCCGTATTCATATTTTTCTAGGACATTTTCTATATCTTTTTCTGACATTTCGCTAATTTCCATAGCTAACGCATCATAATCAGTAGTTTTGGACACGTAGGCATCAACTCCGCCGGCTACTGCCATTGCCAACACGCCAAGGGCAAATAAGCCGCCCATTGACTTATCAGCTATTCTACGTTGGCGCAATGCTTCTCGACCAGTGTCTGTTTTTTGTAAGTCTGCATCAGACATAGCCATTTCGTTAAGCTCTTCCTTGATTAGTTGTTTAAGTCTTTTTATTGTTAATTTCATTTTTGATTACTTCCTTTCTTACGAGTGTCGTTCTGCGGACGTTTGTTTGAGAACTGAGAAAGAAACTTTCTGGTGACCTCTCTAGTTCGGTCTACAGACGGCTCTAGATAGGGTTCTGAGTCCACACCAGAGATTTTATAGTGTTGGTAGGCTTGAACAAAAGAACGCACTCTAGAAGTCGATTGAACGAGGATCTTGGGCTCTCCGTGAGCGGTAAGAGAAACAGAGTTCCCTGTTACTGCTTTATACTCTTTCTGCAGAAATTTTTTAATTTCATTAAGTTGTCGAACCATCTCTTGTTCAAATCCACCACCATGAACTTGCTTGAGAAGAATATCAGATTGATAATTGATGCAAATTTTGTCTCCGTA